TATCATCTTCTGGTCTTACCATTCTTAAAAAATCATTTGGTAATTGAAATTGGTAACTAAAATAAAAATTAGGTGTTGATGATAATAATGAAAATGTAGCTCTTTTTATGCAGCAATTCCAAGGGTGTGATCTAAAAACTGCATCTCGAGTATCATCATATAACTGATTTGCAAAACGTGCAGCTTTTGTATTTTCTGTCAAAGACGATATGAATTCTGCACCTAAAAATCCTAACGCCCTATTTACTATATCAATTTTTGTCGTTGCCATATTTATTCCTATAAATGTGGGGGCACATCACGTTACCCCCACAATTTTTCGAGTTTAGTCAACTACATATAAAATGTAGCCTACTAGATCGTCACCATCTGCAATTGCAGTATCTTGTGAAGTAGCTCTAATAGTGACACCGCTTTTGCTATTGAAAGTATAAGTACCTCCAGTAGCAGCTTGGCCAGATCCCAAAGAGAATTGACCAGCAGTATCTACGTTTAAACCATTCAAAAGACCATCTGCATCTGCAGCTACGCTATTACCGTCTCCATCAGTGTACGCATCCCAACCAAGATCTAATGTAGCTGAAGCAGTAGTCCAGTTTACATAAGCGTTAGAAGAAGCAAGTAATACTTTTACTTTTCCTGCAGGTAAAGTACCAAGAGCTACTGATGAAGTAGCATCTCCAGCACCAGACTGAGCATGAGTAAAGTGCATTATTCTCACTCTTCCAGCATAATCTGTAGTCGGATTTAAAGTCACAACAGGAGAAGCAGTAGCGTTAGTGTACTCTGTAGAATTTTGAGTTGTAACAGCCATTTTTTATCTCCTTATTATGCTTCCGAACATTTGATTTCAACAACTTTTCCTTCTTCCATTCGAGTTGCCCCGAAAGAAGCAGAACAGTATACTTGGGTAGCATTTCTTTTATCACGTCTAGGACCGATGTCAACTTGTACATCAGCACCAACGGCTAAAAGAAGCCCAGACTTAGCATAAGCGATCACTCTTCTGTAACTATTTGAGTCAGCTGCAACTCTTTCAGTTCTAATGAAATTGAAACCCATGAAAGTGTTGATATCACCTTGTACCAAAGCTTTGACTGAGTTATAGTCAGAGCTTGTTACTTCAGTTGTTTGCAACAAGTCATTGATTTGCTTAGAAGTTACAACAACGAATCTTGGATCTGAAGGATCAACTTCATTTGAATCCAGAATTCTTTTTGCTTCTCTAAGTTTTCCAATTGTTAGACCTGAGTTCGTAGCAGAACCAGTCTCAACGTAGTTAACAGCGATTTGATCACCAGCAGGGAACGACACTGAAGAGCTTCCAGTCTTACCTGTGTAAGCAGTACCAAAAGCAGCTCCGATGATAATGTCATCCATTTTTCTGCCAAGTGCCCAAGCGGCGTTTTGCGCGTAAGGAGATGCAGGGTCGATTAAAAGTCTGATTCTATCAGTTCTGTCAATCATGTCCGCCCAATCAAAGTCTCTTAATGACACTTGTCTTCTGTCATGAGGAGTTGAGATAAGCGGAGTGTCAGAATGTCTAGAAGTAACTTCTACCGCATCCACACTTCCTATACGATCATAGTATTCAAACTCAGCGTTTTGTGTTTCAACCCTTACAAATGGTCTAAGTCTAGAACCTTTTTGTTGTAAAAGGTGTTCAACGTTAGCTTTGTATTGGTTCACAAAAGCTGTTGTTATATTTACAGACATACTATGTTGCCTCCGTGTTTACGTTGTTGTTATTATTAATCGCGAACGCTACCCAAATACATGGACATTCACTTGCATTTTACGTCTCTGCCTTCATCGACGAGTGGACCTTTACGGCTACCCACTTCTACCAACTATATAACTAGTTAATAAATTCGTACATACTTATTTTACACTAGCTAATCGGAGTTTCGTCAGGATATGCTAATTGGAACAGATTATTCATCTTCTGTACCGCTTCAGCATGACCTCCATGGTCTCCACTATTATATGCTTGCATAAAATCACTATCCCTGTTATATCTAGCTATTTCTTGTCTAGCTTGATCAGGTGTCATGGTAAATGAACGTTGAGTAGTAGCATCGGATCTTCCTTCAGCTAAACCTTCGCCAATTTTAGCGAACATTTTAACTATCATAGGATTATTACCCATGCCAGTATTATCTAACCAGTCATTAAGCTCTGGAGAACCATACGTTTGTACAGCTCTTTGAGCTAAATCAACACGCTCATCATAAGCTTTTCCAAATTCTTTTTTCAAAGAATCTACCCATTGAGAAGCTTGACCTGCAGCGTCTTGACCTTCTGATGTTACCTTACCGTTTACATATTCGTGGTAACCATCAAATAATGTTTTAGCTTGTTTAGATGTTAATCCAGCTTGATGCGCTAAATTTTTAAATGCGCCTTCAAATTGCTCGTCATATTCTAAACCTTCAGCCATAACAGGTCTATCACCAAAGTTATATGCATCTGGTTGTTCAGGTCTGCCTAGACTGTTATAAAACTGTCCCCATTCCTGATCAGTTGCACCTTCTCCTGGTAAAGAGATTCTGTTTTTGCCTATTAGCTTTTGGCTATTTATATAGCTTTTAGCTAAGTTACCAACATCTTTAATGTCAGTTAATGAAGGGTCAGATCGTAAATCTTCAGGTATAGCAGTTCTCCAATCTTGCGTAGGAGCAGCTGAGCTACCCGCATCAGTTACAACGGACCCAGTTTGTTGAGTTATTTCACTCATTGATTGCCTCCATGTTTATCATGTTTTTAAAGTCCTCAGGTTGTTTATTGAGAAACTTTAGTATTGAAACTACGATACGTCTCATACCTTCACGGTGAGCTGTTTCGTAGGCATCGCCTGGACAATGTGTTGTCTCAAAGACGAATCCTTGTTTACAAAGATGAGATAAAACAATTTCTCCATCTTTTGATGTAAATACTTTTTTATAATGTTCGTTGAGCTTTTCAAGCCCTAGTGGTTTTTTAGCCAATTGTTAATCCTTGTTGTTTTGCTCGCTGAGCTTCAGCAACATTTTTCATAGATTGGCTTTCTTGTTGTGCACGTTCTGCCTCCATCATAGCTTGTTGTTGCTCAGCTCGCTGTTGTCGTTCTTGTTCAACTGCGTCTTTATCATTTAATATCTGAGGTGGAGCATCTAATAAATGATGGAAATATCTGAATGTTTCATCAGTATTCATATTATCTAAAAGATCAGGTTTAACTTGGAATAAAGGAACCATACTTTCAAATAATCTTGTAACTGTCATTAATTGACCTGATTTTTGTGCTCTTGCTAAAGGTGATGTATATTCTATCTTCATATTTTGACCTTGTAAAATAGAAGGCACATCAGGTAATTTCTTCTGTCTTGACATAATTTTAAATACACGATTGATTAGTGGACCTAAAAATTCTACTTGTAGTCTACCAACCATTGGTCCCATTAATCTCATTTTCTCTTCTTGTCTAGCTATAACCTCAGTAGCTGTCATATTAGGACCGCCTTTTTGTTCTGGCATCTTTAACCAATCAACATGAAATGCAGACATAATATGTTCTCTTCTATTTTGAAGAATCTCAAAACCAATATCAGGTCTAGCATTAGTTACTAATGGTTCAATCTTGTCCTGAGTGCCAGATCTATAAAAATTTAGTCCACCTGGCACGGTTCTCACAGGGAGTATGAAACCATCATCAGGAACAAGTAAAGGGGGATCGGTTACTTTTTGTGCAGCTTTAATAATAGTTTTCATCATTGTATTTACCATTTTGATATCTGGTAAAGATGTCATTGATGGTGATCTACCATATATTTCGCCTGCAACTTTTTGCCAACGAGGTACCATATATGGAAACTCATCATAGCCGCCTTCTTCAAGCAAAGCTTTTTCTTCTACTAAAACATAACAAGATTTAAAATTCTTTTTTGTTGGGTTTTTATAAGGCTCACCATATGTTTCAGAAGGTTCTACTGCATGAATAACTTCAAATTCTTTATAAGGGTCTTTTTCTGCTATTTGTTTAACTTTTTCAGGAACAGCATCACCAAATCTTTCCATAAGTTGTCTGGCTGTTCTTTTATATTTTCTGTATAATGTATCAACAAATCCTGCATCATTTTCTTGTATATAACAATCAGCTAAATGATAAGTTCTAAATGTAATACCTTTACCTGGCATATCTTGTACCATCATAACTCCGGTACCAAATGCACCAAGGTCTAAATATAATTCATGTGCTTGACTATTAAAATTACTGCTAGGAAGATTGAATACTTGGTCATAAAGAATAGTTGTTGCTCTATCTAACCATTCTTTAACAGCAAGTTCTTTGTTTAGTTCATCATCAAATGTTCTTAATGAAAACCATTTTTGTGAAGGTGAAGTTAGGAAACTATGCAAGCCTGACGCTAACTGCTCATTGGCTAATGGTGCAGTAGTATCATAAATCAAGTCGTATCTTGACTGATCTCCTCTATATCGTATAGTAGAAAAATCACCTCTGTTAGGATTCACATAATTTGCGCAATCCTGCCATAGATTTTCCCAAGGAGACCGGAACCCTCTTAAAGATTCCTGTTTTGTTATAATCCTAGTAACTAGGTCTGTCATCTATGCTCCTAATAACGTTTTTCTAACAATAGTTGCTTCATCCTCAGCACCTTGACCACTTGTTAATATAGTTTGTCTTCTACCATATCTTTTACCAGCTTGTCTTCGTGCATCAGCAGCAGCAGGTGCGGCATCAGCCGGAGTAGGCGTTGGTGGTGGCGGTGGTGGTGGGGGTGGCGCTTTGGGTTTTGAAAATACTCCTCCCATAGTTATCCTCCTAATACGTTGTATTCACCATCGGCGTAAGTTGGGAGCTTACGGCCTTTGTTAATATTATCCCTTGTTCCCAATGCAAGGTATCGAAACGCGTCAGCAGCATGACTTGTCCAATCATGCAAAGGTTTATCACGATAAACTTTTCTTTTTTCGTCATAATCCTTACGATACTGTCTTAACGCTTCTACTAGTATATTACATCGTTTTTCATCGAAATAACACCTAGGAATTACTGTTCTTGCAGCTTCTATACCATCATCTATTAACACATTCGGGCAGATTGTAAACCTTAATCCTAGTGCATTTGCTACTTCCCATCTAGACTTACCGGTACCCATTTCTCTAACCTTAATATCATGAGGTGCTATATGTTTACCATATAAATAATCCTTTTCTCTAAGCATCTTAATATAATGGGACATGCCTTCTCCTTGATTTTCATAGTAATCTATTATCCGATATTCTTGACCGAATTGTTGAAAGAATATTATACTAGTACTATCACCCATACCTAAGTCCCATGCTGTATGAACCTCTAATCTAGGCTCATATGGAACCTTATTAATTCTTCCGTCTGCTAAAGCTTTAGCCATTAAGCTACCATAATAAGAACCAACTAATGGTGCATCAAAGCTACAATAAAATTCTTGTTGTATTAGTTCATCTGGCATTCCTGCATCTCGTTCTTCTTCAATTGCATCTTGGCCAATAACCTTCGTATCTTCAATTGTAAGTCGTTGACTAAACCATCTTTCGTTTTTAGAAGCCATATTAAACATATCATAGCCATGGTTTCTTCCTCTAGCTGTATAAATAAAAACTGCCCAGCCACCATTTTCTGCAAGGATAGGTCTTATCAGATCCCAGGCACGTGGGTCTTGAAGTGAGTACTCAGAAAAGACAACACCAACAGGATTTGATCCAACTAATCGGTCAACGTTATCAGTTCCTACAACTTGATAGATAGAACCATTTTTAAGTTCTAATCTCATGTCAGTATTATTAACTGCTCCCCATAATGGTTTTGGAAAATGTTCTAAAAATGATTTACCATCTTTAGTCATGCCATCCCATATAATCTTACGTCCTTGGTTATATGTAGGTAATAAATGCCAATATAAACCTTTACGTTTAATAGCTGCTGTTGCACACCAATTTACTGCAAGTAAATCTTTTCCTGCTCGTCTATGCCAAACTGCTACAGCTCTCTTACCACCTTTTTCTAAATAGTTCCAAAGGTGCAGTTGATAGTCACGAGGTCTCCAATCGTAAGGGACCGTTATATCCATATATTAATCTTCTTTTTCTTCTTTGCTATCTGCAAAACTTAATACGTTAACATTAAATCCACCATCTAATGTACCATCTAATTCTACAGCTTTACGTTTAGGCGCAACGTATTGTGCAAGTTCTTTGTTTGCTTGAAATCTAAGCTCTGGTGTATTATTTACATCCATAGATATATTAGCCAATGCTTCTATTGGATCACAACCTAATGCTTCTAATTTTTCTTGCACTGCTTTAGACTTTTCGTTTAAAGAACCTTTTGGTCTACCAGCACCTTCTCTAAATCCACCTGCTCCTTTTACGCTCATACTTTTGCCTTCCTTACGGCTCCTAGGTTTTTAAATTTATTTTGTTTAGTCATCATTTCTTCTTCATATAATTTATGTGTGTGTACTCCTGTACTATATCCATGCTTTTTATGAGCAACGGGTCTTGTTAATATAGTTGTTCCATTTGTTTTCTTTGCCATTATGCTTTACGTGTTAATACTGTTTTACCTTGTGATCTTTTAAAATCTTCTTTTGTAGGAGCTCCTTTGGAACCAGGTTTTCTCATACGTTCTCCTGAACCTGATGCTATACGTTTTCTCTTAGCATGTATATTATCCCAAAGACCTCTAGGCATTAAAATATAACCGCTCCTAAAATGAAAGCAACAATAACTGCAATAACACAGTGTTTATGTTGTTTAAGGTTTGCGATCTTGTTTTCCGTCTTGTCCAGCATGTACCACAGATCCATTTAATTCCTCCTCTAATACCTCGAATGTAGCGACTTGATTTGCTTCAAGTCTAACCATCTTACGAGCTTGTTCATAACTATCTGCTTCTAGAAATATTACGTGGACATTTGCCAACATATCTGGCTTTGTCATTAAACGTATTTTCCAGTGCATTCATATTATATATCACTTTTAGGTATTCTATCACACCAAAATTTTACGTAAACGTCTATTTTCTCTGGTTCAGGTAGACTCTCATGCATAGCGATATACATCTGTTTTGACTTATCGTAGCCTTGTACAGCACATTCATACTTGGTATTGTATAACTCAGGTAATACTCCTGGTGAAGCGCAGCCAAACGCTACTGAACATATCTGTAGAACTAGTGCAAATGCATATTCCATACTACTGCTATATAACGAATTACGTTATTAGTATATTATATTTATTGGCATTCGCCATCGGTTTAGTAATTTTTTTCTCGATATCTCCTATAGTAGTACTTAATTGATTTATCCGATGTACATAGTTATTTTATCCGTTGGCAAAAAAGGCCCTACCAAAATTTCTGGGTTAGTGTAAAACTTTTCGGGCGCGTCGTTTGCGGGCCCGGGGCCTCGCGACTGGGCACATGTGTCCGGGCAAAAAACGTTTTTCATTACTAGCAATGATTAATGCATAATAACAAGAGCAATTCGCACCAAAGATCTCGATTTGACAGGGAGAGAGTAG